CCTCACCAGGACATTCTTTCTTTCCATGGATAGGACACTCTTCACCTTTGTGACTATGAGCACACCCTTTCTTCTCTGAGAAGAAATGTTCTAGTTCTTCTTTCTTAGTCTTCTTGACACAGTTTGGATATGTCTTACCAAACATCTTTTTTGTACCCTTCTTCTCATATCCATCCCAACAATCTTCTCTCACCACCTCTACTTCAATGCCTGCATTTCTCATTGCATTGATTTGCATATCAGAGAATTCTGGAAGAGCCATATACTCTTCTTTCTTTGTTGAGTTACCCCAGTTCTTTGCACCTGCTCTTCTGCATTTTACAAGAGCACCAGATGCATAAGCAGATGGCCAAACACTATATCTTGACTTTACCTTGTGATAGCAAGCATCTTTTGTACCACTGCCCTTACCCTTTTTGTCCTTTGCTTCATTGACTTCCATTTCTTCTTTCATTTTTTTCTTTGGTTTATCAGTGGAAACATAAGTTGGTTTAGCAGCACCAGACTTTTGCTGTTGTCCAGGATCTTGTCTGGACTTTCTTGCATCTGCTGAACGAAGTTCTTTCTTAGACATGCTTGCTCTCTTTGCAGAAGAGTAGCACTTTGGAGTTTTTGTTTCACCAGGTTCATTAGCACAGGGAGATCCATCTGATTGAACCCAACCAGGTTTACCACCCTTTGATTTGGATTTACCAAACCAGTCTCTTAATGAACCCTCACTCACTGAGGCACCATTACCATTTCCATTACCATTACCATTTCCATTCTTCTTACCATTCTTGGTTTCAGAATCATCATCAACAGAGTGACCATTCTCCTTACGAAGCATTCCAGCAGGTCCAACTGCCTTGAACCCTTTGGGAATATCCTTACACACTTTATCTGTGTAACAATAATATTTTCCTTCTGGACACTTCTTTTTCATTTCTCTTATAAAAAGGTCTCTATGTATTTATAGACCAATGATTGTAAGAGGATTGGACAGGACAGTAGCAACACCAGTTGTGTTATCAAACTCAATTCTATTTGATTCATAATCAAGTTTTTTCATATTGCCTAGGTCTACACCATCACTTGCAATACCAACACTACCTCCTCCATTAACCTCGCTTAAAAGTCTAGGCATCAGTTTGCAGTCTCCAACACTGATAAAAGAACTTTTAGAGTGGTGTTTGCACCTGCTCTAATCTTAATAGAATCATTAGTTTGTAAAACTAACTTTCCATCAAGAGGAATATAAGCATCATTTACAGGAACAGATGCCTCTTTAATAATTTCTGTTGTAGTAGAACTTCTAACATGTGACATTGTAACTGTGGTTGCAGAAGAACCATAGTTAGTTACATGGGCATAAAGCACAATACCTGTATAACCAGTGGGTGCTGTGTATAATACCTGATCTGAATTTGTTAACTGAAGTGTTTCAGTCTTAAATCTATTAAGTGCTAACTGTGCCATTTAACTAAGTGCTAGAATAAAGGGTGTCATTTCTGAGAACAAACTCTTAGAGAATGCTCTACCACTGACTGTTCCTGTTGCCTGATTGATTTGGAAATCGTCACCAATTCTGAAATTACCAGCCTGGTCTGTGCTGGTATAGATTACTCTACCGCCATTTTGACTCTTAACTTCATTTGCTTGAATAGTAACTCCACCTCTTTTGGGAGTGGCAGATGTAATATTATTTCCAGCACCAATGTATTCAAAGGTATGAGAACTAGCAATGATTTTACTCTGTTGGAAGAAGTAAGCAGTTGATGCTACTCCCACTGTATTGAGTAAATTTTCAGCAAGGGTTAATGTAGTAATTCCAGACACTATGGGTGTAGCACTATTTATTGTGTAGTAAGTATCTGCCATAACTGCTGTTGCAGTAGCAGTTGTGCCTGAATCAGGAGCAGAGATTGTGATAGTTGCAGTGCCTGTATATTGACTACCACTACTAATAATATCAATCTCAGTAACCACACCACCTTCCAGGGTTGCAAAAGCAGTTGCTACCTCTCCATTTGGACCTGTGGGAGATGAAATAGTGACTGAGGGTGTGGAAGTATATCCACTGCCTCCATTAGTGATTGTAATGGATTCTACTGACTTGTAGAGTTGGTCAAAGTATACAACCTGTCCATCATAAGGTCTGGTTGTAATAGCACCAACATTTACAGATACATTGTCCTGACCAGCAGCACCACTTGTTGATACAATGCCTGTGTATTGCTGATTACTTACACCATCAGCAATAAGTCCAAATGTACCAAAACTACAATTACTATTTGCAAGGTCTGCTTGACCTCCTTTATGAACTGTTATTGCTTCATTGCAGCAGATTGTGAATACAGATACTAACTGAGCATATCCTTCATTAGTTACAGCAACACCAACACCACCTTGATTGTATTGAGTGAAGGCATCCACATTCATTGACTTGGTTTTCTCTGCCTTGCTACCATCAATAAAAATACCAGTTCCTGTGGTTGTATCACTTGTGCAGTTTTGGATGTATGGACCCTTCCATTTGCCACCACCCACATTTGTTGCAATTCCTGTTGGGAAGGCAACAGCAGCAGCAGGAGCAAGATGACCAGAGAAGGTCATGTTTGCTAACTTACAACCTTTGTTTACATGGAAAATATCTTGTGTAGTGTTGCTTGGTAGAACCTTGACAGTTCTTTGGTCATCACCAACAACAGCAACAAATGCAGGGAGTGTGATAGGATTACTCTCAACATAGTTTCCTGACAGCACCTTAATGACTGACCCTGATTGCGCTACTCCAATAGCAGCAGCAATAGTCAGTTTTGCATTGTCAATTGATGTTCCATTATTTGTATCAATTCCATCTTTGGCAACATAAAATACATTTGGTGCAGAGTTGATACCAGTTGCACTAGCATTGATGGTTACATTGTTACCAAGCACCACCTCTGAATTGGTGATAGTGACAAGACCAACATTAACTGTATTCTGGTCACCATCAATTGTAACTGACGCAGTGCCAATCGTCAGGATACCAGTTATCCTTGTATCACCTTCTACAAACAGACTTTCACTTGGTTTAGCAGTCGTGCCAATACCAATATTACCGCCATTAGAGTTGAGGGCATTTAGAGATACTAAATTGGCAGTATTTCTTGTTCTGCTCATGAGAGTCTTTATAGGTATTTAGATTAAACTGTGGCGGTTGTAAGTGCAATACCTACATCTCCACCACCAAAGAAGTCATCTTGCATTGCTGATTGTGTGGTGGTGGCACCACCACCTGCCCAACTGATGTAGATAGGATTGCCATCAGCATTTACATCCTTGGTGGCAATGATTGCTTGATTTGATTCATCAAAAAGATCAACAGTATTATTGCCATGATACCTGATAGAGAACTTGGTGCTACCAGGATTGGGGTCAGTCCACTTAGTTGCAGAATAATTTGAGTTACTAGTATTGAAGGTAAATCCTTTCAGAGCATCAATCTCTTCACTGGTATTACTTTGAAAACTCCAATCCCAATAAGTATCATTATTCTCAATGTTGCTTAAACCAGAAGATGCATTACCTGTGTTCCACTGTCCAATCTGTGCATTGGGGTGTGAGGTAGGCAATAACCAGTGCATCTTATATCCTTGAGGAATGCCATCCTTATGTCTCCATGCTTGGTCTGCTTCCCATGCAAGTGAATTACCAGAGACATGAGTTCCTACACCAACACCAGTTTGGTTCTCAGGAAAACTACCAATTCTCCAGTTGTTCCATGGGTTGTAGTAATTTGGTGGTCTATGAGTAATCTCCCAACCATATACTGATACACCCTGTGTGGTAGGAATTCTAGTAGATTCTCCACCTAGAGTAATGAAGATTGGATTGCCATCCAGTGCTGATGTGGATTCAGCGAGTTTAGTTCTTACACCTGCGTTTAAACTATAACATACGAGTTTGTTAGTTCCATACTCATACTGTAATCTCATACTTTTACCAGAACATGCGGTGGTATCATCAATACCAGCAGAGATTGTAAATCCAGAAGTCTGATCTGACTGATTCTTTGGTTGACCAGTTTGTTTGAAGTGAATACCAGCAGTAAATGCATCAGAGTCACTATTCAGAACACCAATAACCATATTGTTCTTAGTAGCACCATTACTGTTATCTGAAAGTTGAGTCCATGAGAACTCCTGTCCAGGTCTCATCTTCTCACCCCAAGTGACTCTATAATTTGCATTACCCAGATAATAGAAACCACCAGATTGAGTGGGAATTGCTTGACTATAGGTCTTCAGTGGTTTTCCATTTGGAATTTTGGATATAAATTTGTTTCCAGAAGCACCACTCACATAATCACGATATTCAGTAAACCAATTAGCGTTACTCCACTCCCATTCAAACTGAGCATAATCCGACAGAACATCATCAGAGTTATTCACAGCAAGGAGATATGGATACATATCACCACCATCAAGTGTATCATCACCAGTAAGAACTACCTCATCAGTATCCTCATCAAAGATATCCCAGGTATTATCAGCATTATATCTCCAAGACATATTCCTTCCTGGAAGAGCAAGGGTAGTGCTACTAGTATCCATAGCAGTATAATTAGTATTCATAGTAGCATCTTCATGAGCAGTGAACTTCTCCTGGTTAGTAAGTCTCCAGGTCATCTCACCTGCCTGATATGCATTGTTCTCACCACTACCAAGATCTTCTGTTCCTTCAAAGTTTGTTGCCCAATACTGATTACCAGCAGTTGTTGGAACTGTAAATTTAACCTTCATTCCAGGTCTCAATGACTTATTGGATTTCCATACATCATTGACTTTGGTTCCGTTATAGTAACTAGCACCAGGACGATCTGAATCAGTATATGATTTAAGAGTGAAATCTTGTGATCTAAGAGTTGAGATTCCTGGAAGAGACTGTGGTGGAGTTGTTTGGGTATTATCTCCTGATGAGAAATAGATATAAGTCTGTGTTGCTCCCACTGCAACATTAGCAGTTGCTACATGCCAATCATAGGCAGTATCAATATTCCAGAGTTGTAGTTTTTCTGTTTGATGATCAAATCTAACAGCAAAAGTACCACCAGATGTCTCAATATCAGTTGATTGGTCTATTCCTACTTTTCCCTGTGTAGTATTGGCATTTTGCCATCTAGTATCATCTGATGAATATCTAAACTTGGTTGACCAATTAGCTCTGTCACTTACATTAGTGATACCTGTTACACCATTACCACCATTCCATATACCAACATGTACTGATCCAGATGGTAAAGCAAAGACGATTTCCTCTCCTCTTCTGACAGGTGTTCCATAGAAGACAACACCATTATTTTTATCATGTTGATTATTGGCGAGTTGAACACCACTATTCAAATAGAAGTAAGAAGTAGATGCAGCAAGTGATACTGGTGACACATTATTCAATGCTGATACATCAACATCAACTGTGGTTGCATCTTGAAGAGTGAGTCTGAGTGTGCTATTGCTAGATGTAAGGATACCACTAGTAACAGGATTACCAGCAGAACCAGAACCACCTTCAAAGAATACAGTTGTTATACCAGAAGTTACAGGGGTGACAGTGGATACACCACTACCTCTGAAATCAAATAGGGTGATACCAGATCCAACCATTCCACCAGAAGTGGAGATGCCAAAAGGATAACTGTGAGCATCAGTCAGGTCAAATGCTGGTGTGTTATCAGCAGTACCAAGAGTAAAATTAACTCCACCAAGTCCAGTGATATGTGGTGTAAGTTGAGCAGAATTTATATTTCCAATAATACCAGATCCACTGACTGTTGTAGCAATACCAACAGTTACAACGTCATTAGAAACTGAAATACTACCAACTTGTCCTGTAAAGTTGATGGTTGTACCACCACCAACTAATGCTCCATTTTTTTGGAAATCAATCTCATTGACCTTCTTATTTGCCTGGTCATTAATATAGTCAATAATCTGTGTTAAATTAAAACCAAGATCAGTAGAAAGAATTTGATTTGCTTGATTCTTAATTCTACCTACCTTCAATCCTTTGAAGATTCTTCTTGGAGTGACACCATCTTTGGCAAATAGATCAGTTCTAACAACTCTAACTCTTCCTGATCCGTTATCTGATGCTAAAACTTTACCACCAAGTGGTGCAGGTGGAATTCTTCCTCCATCAAAGAAGATACTACCTGCTGAAACATCTGCAAAAATTCTGAATTTCTTTGCCATCTTATGCTACCACATTTACTGCGAATGCTGCCATTTCAAAAGTTCCTTCCTCGCTTGCTTGTACTTGAATGTTAAAACTCCCTGCATTATCCTTTGTTGTCCCTTCCAGAGTATCACCAACAAAGAAGGAGAATAATGTTTCAGAAGAATAGTTTTGATCAGCACCCTCATTCATAATGAGTGCCTGTTCTTTAGTTATGCTAAAATTAGTTAGGCCAGTTCCTTGGGTTGCTGTATTGGTTGTGAAAGTCAATCTCACATCAAGATTGCAATTATCAATATCAGGGTTAAACTGACAACCAACTCTCACTGTTGCACTTGCACCTGATGATAATCCAGCAAGAGAAAATTGTGTCTGTCCTGTTCCAATGGTTGCTCCACTACCAACCCAAGGATTTTGACCAAATACATCAGACATCACTGAGGGCAAATGATATTGAGTTCCTGCTGCACCAATTTGAGGTTGAACAAGAGTAAATGTATCTTCTTCAAGTATCTGAGAGGTGTTAGCAACTCCAACAGTGTAGAAGTCAGATGAATATGCATAGTAACCTTGAATTTCATCTCTAACATTAGAAGTTGAAATGCCACTACCACCACTTGAACCAGCTGTCAGATTTTCATAAACCTGAAATTCAAGCACATCACCATCACTGACAGGGGGAACCATGATGACTGAGGTTTCATTAGTTGCAGTGAAGTCAGTCCCACTTCTTTGTTTGACACCATTCAGGAATACATCAATGAATCCAGCACCATAACCATCAGTAATTGTGAACTCAGTTGTAATTCCTGATGCAGTATTGGTTTGCCTCCTAATTGAGGTTCTGGGAATACCTGTCAGTTGCGAACCATCACCAAAGTAAGTGACAATGCCAGATCCAACAGGACCAACTGTCCCACCAGTTCCAATCCTGATACCAGTTCTGGCAGTGACAAGACCAACTGAGTCAACATTCTTTACATCTTCATATGTAATTGTTCCACCAACAGTGACATTGCCAGTAAACTGACCATCACCCAGAACATACAGTGCCTTATTTGATACTGCTGTTGTACCAATGCCAACATTTTTAGTTGTGTGAATACCAACTGTACCAACAGCCCAAGTTCCAGCAGCACCTACTGAACCTTGAATCTTAGAACTAGCAATACCAACCCATCTGTTATTTGGTGAATCCCAGATAAGAAGTTGACCATCACCAGCAGTGGCATCAAAGTTTACATCATCAAGATCCTTGATGAATCCTGCTCCACCACCACCCATAGTGGATAGTTGAGTTTGAATTCTACTAATGAACAACCTGTAATGTTTTGACAGGTCTTCAAGAGTGGCAAATTTTTGATCAAGAGGTGTCAGTGGGTCAGTTTGACCACCAGCAGTTTCTTTTTCATCAGGGGGTTCATTGAGAAGACCCTCTGTCAGTTCAACTTGGGATTTTTTAATGTCAGAAGATATTTTCTTTATATCTTCAAGACAATTTTTTACACTTACCTTGACAAATCTTACATCTTGTTTAAGTGTTTTAATTTCATCATCATAATATTTGACTTCTGGAAGAGAATCAAACTTTTTACTTACCTCTTCCTTAAAATTAGTGTAAAAGGACAGAATTTTCTCATCTGTCTTGATACTTTCCTTCTCAATAGACTTAATTTGCTCTTTTAAAGTCTGTTTGAGTTTGTTTTGCTCACCTAATATTGCTTTTTTTAGTTTTCTATCATCATCTTTGAATTCTTTGTGATGATCGTAAACTCTGAGGGTCATTTCCCTCAGTTCTTTGTAGATTTTGTCCTTAGTTTCAGCTAATCTGGTGTTTGTAGAGTCTAAATTCTCAGAAAGAGTCTTTGTATCTACTCTTTGTTCAAAATCTTTGGTCTCAATAGTCTCATTTAACTCAGAAACCCTTGATTGGATGGTATCTTTGATTAAATCAAGGTGTCCTTGGACCTTTTTGAAGTCATCATCAATAACTCCAAAGGTTTTTCCAATCCAAGAGAAGTCTGGGACCTCATTTACCTTCTGAACCCAGTCAGGAAAGGTTGGAATGCTCTCATTTACCTGTTCAATCCTTGATTTTAGAGCATCAAGGTCATTTTCATAGTATTTTACCTCAGGAAGAGATTCAATTTCTTCCTTAATTCTTGATATTTTACCATAAATGAGTTCAATATCACCTTCATAGTACCTGACTTCTGGGATTTCAGGGATTTTTTGCTCAATTTCAGTTAATTTTTCCTCAAATTGCTCATTTTGTGCCCTTAAATTATAAATTTTATCACTTTTGAGGTCATACTGTGAGAAATTTTCTGAAATTTGTGCAATTTTTTCACTTATTTCAGCAATTTCTTCATCATATGACTTAATTTCAGGGATTTGAGGTATTTCTTTTCTTACATCATTGACTAATTTGACCAGTTCTCCCCATTCTGGTGCTTTAATGACGTCAATAACCTCTGCAAATGTGGTTCCATTTGCATCTTCAATGGTTTGATCCTCTTCCAGAGGATAAGTTTTATATTCTTCTACTGATGGTAGTTCTTTTTCTTCTTCAATGAAGTCCTTGTAAGAGGGTAGATTGCTATCCTCTAGATATTCATTAATTGACGGCAAATCCTCTTTCTTAGACATCCTATTAGTATAATACTTTGGGATTTCTCTCCCTGATGTATTATTTATCAGTATTATTATTCTTCAATAATTTCTGTAATTCTGCTGTGGAACCAACAAACAAAGCATTATTGACAGTGGTTGGTCCTTTCTTCACTTGCTCTTCATTTACATCCTTCAACTTCTGTTGTAAAGTCATCAGTTTATCAGTTGCATCAGCAACATTCTTGATTAACTGACCAGCAACCTCATATGCTCTTGGCATCTCACTTTCCTGAGCAAGTTCTAGAATGCCATTGATTGCTTCTTGACCTTTCTCAATAATAGAATATAAGTTTCCTCTGGTATACTCATAATCTTTTTCTACATCATCTTTGGTGAGATGAGCAGGTTTTTCCTTACCAGGAGTTACATCAATGATATTATCTTCAGTCATCAGAAGGTGCTCCCATCAAATCCAAAGTTATCTCCAATATCAATGAAGTTAGCATCTGCTGCTTCAATACCAAAGATAGATGATCCAAGAACATGATTTGTAGCGATGGTTTTATCTTGTCCTCTCTTAACAGTAATCTTATTACCATTAACCTTTTCAACAAACATCTCCTCATCACCAACTGTGACATATTCTTTCACAGTGATTGCTGAACCATTTGCCACTGTAATTACAGTTTCTGTAGTATCAATATCCTCAGAAATCTCAGTTAATATATTTCCATTATAATCTTTGGTTGCTCTTGGAACAACACTGTATGTGACATCTCTATTGTATGTTGTTCCATCAGTTGATCTCTGACCAGAGATATATCCAACCTGAACTTTCCTGATGACATCATTGGAGACATCAGAGATAGGACCATACAGATTTGTCTTGGCAACAAATCTCATAGTATATACCAGAACTCTTCTTGTATCAAAGTTACCTTCATAATCATCAGTCATTGTAATGTTTTCCAGTTGCACTGGGACATTGACAACTTCTTTCAGATCACCAAGCAATTTGATTGGGAGTGTATATGAGGGTTGAAAATATGGTAAAATCTGTTCAGTAATTTGGAGCATATCATCATTCAACTTTGTCATCACTGACAGTTCAAAACCCATATTGTAAGGAACAGGCATATAGACCTTCTTGGTCTTTGTGCCATTATCAGTTACAGGGTGAAATGCTTGTGTTTGAGTTGCTTTTCTACCAGGATCATATGTTAAATCAGTAAATTCAAATGACATCCTAGGAAGAGTCATTTGTACTGGTTTATTGAGATCTGCTTGCTGCTCTAATCTAGCAAGAAACTTTTGAGTAGGTCCATACGCAAGGGGAACCTTGATAACACTGTATGTGTCATCATTGGCATCTTTCTTATGAACCTCAATTCCATTGAAGAGAGATCCAAAAGCAATGATGACAGATCTGAAGATCTCATGGTAAAAATGCTCAAACATTTTACTAATACTTTTTTCTATTTATTAAGGCATACCAAAGGGGTTTGTTTTGGTAAAATCAATGATGTCATCTGCTTTTGACTCAATGTTGTCATTATCAGCAAATGGGTCATTGGTATCATCCTTTTGCTGCTTTCTAATGGCATAGGATGCTCCTGATTCTTCACCAACAATTGATTCACCAAATGTAAATGCCCCATCTACAATAGAAACTTCCAAGGTATTATTGACAGCATCATATTCCTTAACTCTTGCTGTTGTTCCTGAAACAGAACCTGTTACAATTTCATTGAAGATGTAACTTCCAGAAGCAGCATTGGTGGGTGGTGCATCAATTGTAATTGTTGGTGCAGATGTATAACCATATCCAGGATTGGTGATGAATATTGCTGTAACAATACCAGCAGAATTGATATGTCCAATACCCTGTGCTGATACTCCTATTCCAGGAGCAGAGAATGTTAAAGTAGGATTAGCAATATATCCATTACCATTGTTTGTTATAGTAAGAGAATTGACACTATTCAAGGTAGTGATTCCAACAGTTGCTGCTGCCCCAGAACCACCTCCACCAGTAAACTGTATGAGAGGAGCAACTGTATAACCAGCACCAACATTTGTGATGAGAATTGATTGTACTCCACCACCTTTTTTTCCATCACACTGAACATAGTCATTTGTCAAATTAGCAACACCAGTAGCAGTAACACCACCTGATGGAGCAGATGAGAATCCAACAATAGGTCTGCTATCATAACCAGCCCCCATATTTGTGATTGTTGGGGTGAGAATACCTCCACCCTGAGTATTAATGCCAGCAGTGGCAGTAGCATTAATTGACTGACCAATGAGGGTAAGTGTTTGAATATAACCAATCTGCTCTATCTCATCATCAATGGTCTCTACGCCAGTATCAATAACCTCATCTTCATATCTGTAAAGTTGACAAGAAAGCACATAAACATAGTTCTTCCCTAACTGATAGAAGGGTTGCTCATGCTCAACATAATTAATCTCAAACAATCTATCACCAAGTGGGAAGTAGATTAAATCACCCTCTTTTGGTCTAGTTGCTAATTCAATATTTGGAATGTTCTTGATAAGTGGTGTGATATAGTTCTCATATCTTTCCCTTGACACCACAAGTTTCAAGTCATCTTGCTCTTCAATGCCAAATTTAGATAAGAGAGTCCCTTGTCCACCATATCCATCATAACTATCAAGATATGCCTCTATTGGATAAGCATTATCAAATTCAGATTGAATGACTTCTCTAATGACAGTATTTTTTGTCACATACCTTCTTGGTATATAATATATCTCAATACCATACATCTTCAACTGTTCGTTGACAAGACTTTGGATGAGACTTTGCTCTTGCTTTGAGTTGTTTAAGAAGTATGGATTTAACATATTAACCAATCAAGTCCAATGGGGGTAATTCATACTTACTTAACATTTCAACCTTGATTTCATCAAGTTCCCTCTGTCCATCATCATACAATTGTCTCCCATTAAACTCAATTCCACCTGGTAATTTGACACCATTAAACTTAATCAAGTTTTGTCCCCATTGTTTTTTAATTAGAGAAGTCAGATATCTCTTGATGAATGGGTCATTATATACTCTTGTGTAATCATTGGGGTCAAGTGCCCTGTAACATTCAAGAATGATAAACTCATCTGCTTTGAGGTTGTCCCAATCAACATCAAGATACATTCTATCTTGTCTGATGTTAAATCTAATTCTCTTATGAGTATTCAGGAGAAAATCCATTGTCTCCAAATAACTCATAGACATTGAATATGAGAGCAGGTCAGTGCTTCCAAAATAGTAGATGTCATTCAAGAACAGTTGGTATTTGAAACTAAACATGTTTGCACTGCTTGCTGCCTGTGCATCATCATATTTAAAAATCTTCTCAATACCAACTACTTGAGGAGGGATTTGAATAAAATTACTATTCTCATAGAAACTGAATGTAGTGGCAGTTCCTACTATACTTGTTGTTGCTGTTGTTGTAGATATACCAGTGGTAGTGGTTGCAGACTCTGCACCTGGTGGTCTTGCTTTACCTCTATCTACATCATCCTGTGTAATCTGATATTTTAAAAATGTCTTCTCTACACCATCATAGTGTCTTTCATTAAAGAACTGAATAGTATCATCAACTAAATCCTGAATTTGTTCATCAGCGACATTAATCTCTAAGACAGGGGCACCTAACTGTCTCAAACAGTAATCTATAAGTTCTTGTCTAGATGAAGGTTGTGCCATTATACACTATATCCTTTTCTATATTTATGGTATGGAAAGACCTCCTTCCACCAACACATTCCCAGTTACCATCTTGAAAACAGTAGATGCTGAACTCACTGCATTGATATCAAAGAAATATCTTCCTGGATTTAAAGAAGCAGTAACAGTATCAGTAAGGGAGAGAGAGAACTGACCAGCAGCAGCAGATGTGATACCGCTTGTGAACGATGTGATGCCACCTGATGAAGCTCCAATAGAAACACTTTTCTTTAATCTACCTACAACAGTATAACCTGTTAAATCAAAGGCAGATTTATTTTCATTTTTTACTTGAAATGTTGATTTAAAATCAGCACCTTCATATATGGTGAGATTTACACCATAAGCAGTATTGGAATCAGGGTTAAAGGTAATTGTGTTGTTAGCCATTGATTACTGCTCTTAACATTGATTTGATTTCATCTATATCACCTTTTAAATCATCTACCTTTTTTTCAAGAGATTCAACTCGCTCCTTTTCAGAAGCAAGTTTTTTCCTATTTTGTATGTATGCTTCAAACTCACTCTTGCTTGTATTGATGATGGCATTATTCCTACCATCTCTGGACAAACTTCTATTGCCCTCAACTGGAATGTAATTCATGCTAATGCAATTGCTCTAAGGTTTCTGAACTGAGGAACTACTGCCTGATTGACTGATGTTCCAATAATCTTCAATCTAAATGACTTGAATGGGGGAAGATTGTCCATTGTGAATTTGTATTCAGTAAAGTCATTAATTTGAGGAGTAGGAGTCAAGTTGTCATTTTTGGAAACTGACTTATCAGGGGTGCCATCAGAAAGGGATGGGTCAATTACTTCACCATAGGTATTGATGTTATCTGTACCTGGGAAAGGTGAGAATATGGTTTCTTTGGCACTTACATCCTGATCAAGAGCAAAGAATACTCTGACATCACTGGTGTTTGCTACATAACCATCCAAGAACACCTTCAATGATGATGCTGGATTTTCAAGAAGAACATTCTTGGTCACATAAATCATGCTGTTGGGGTCATTTGGAATTCCAGTGACTCTTGGGTCAGTAGCAAAGTTAGTGATAGGACCATCTACTCTGTTAGAAACAAATATAACAGATGAGTGGTTCATATCAATCATTGGTGAAATTCTTCTGTCATAAGAAAGAAGGTCAAGGTTCAGTGTGAATGACTTTTGACCAGGAAGTTCAGTAAGTTTTTCATCCTGGTTAACAGATGAAGCAACCATTCTTTGTGTTTCAAAGTAGTTCTTCTTGTTAAACTGGACATCCTGGAAACCTTGGTCAACAAATGCTACCTCATCACCAGAAACTGATGTTTCAGAAATGGTTCTAGCAGAAGCAAGAATATAAGTGTTTTCAGGTGTGGTAGATGTCACATCAGGGATAATCAGAGAGTAAGGAATGTTATAAGAACCTCTGGCAGACCTTGTATTTGTTGTGCCATCAGTCAAATAATTTGTTTTTGGAACGAATGTTCCACCTGCACCAGTTCTATTTGTCCCATTGCTTGCCATATCAATCTTGATGTGATATCCATCAATTGAGAGAGCGTCAGCAATAGTTACATCAGCAAGGTCATGTGTTGTATTAATTCTTCTCAGGGAAACATTATTAAACTCATACTTATAAACCAAATCATTTGTAGCATGACTTGCTGATACACCCTCTGCTGCTCTACCAATACCAGTCAGTGTGCCTGATGTTCCACTACCAGCAACAACTCCCTCATACTTGAGTATTTCTTCACCAATTTGAACATAACCAGGGTTGGTGCTAGAAACACTTACATTTTCAAATGTATTAAGACCTCCAATATCAGCAATTGAAAGTGCTGCTGTGGAACCTCTATTGACATTAGTCAGAAGAGTTGTTGGTTGTGATGAAGAAATTACTTCTCTAATATCTACCTTATTGGTATCAGAGTACATACCATGGTTTCTTTGGAAAACCTTCATATGTAAACCATCATCAATCACAGTGGTTCCAGAAGGAACTACTGAACCACCAACACCTGCATTAATTGACAGTCTTGTGCCAGCAGTTGAATCATACTCAAGATAATCAAGAGCATTGGTGCTGAATTCACCTTGAACATTTTTAAGAAGAAGAGTGTCACTAGCAGTAATAATTCCCACACTTAATTGCATACCTGTGCCCAGGTTATCACCAAAGGCAAGTGGTGAAAGAACATCACCAACAATATAATTTGTACCACCATCAGTGATTGTGGCAGCAATAGCAACACCATCCTGAATAGTGATATTGGCAGTGGCATCAGAACCCCTTCCAGTTACAGAAGTAAGTGCAATTCCAGAATATACAGCAGTTCCAGCAGATGGAGTAAATCCGATACCAGAAGCTGTGATTGTCAGGTCACCAGTAGCAATACCAGCAAAACTTTCTAAAATACCAGATGCATTTGTATTATATTGAACAACTCTATTACCAACCACCAATTGGTTTGAACCTGACTGATTGGCAGTTGTTCCAAGACCAACTGTTACTTTTCTGCTGATTGCCTGAATAGCACCCTGTGGAATTCTCTCATTGGATTGATCAAGGTCAGGATTGTAGAATTGGATATTTCCTGAACCAACAAAGTCACATCTATGAAGAACAAACTTCATATCTTCATATTGACTTGGAGTCCAAACAGAAGCATTTTGTGACTTGAACAAAGATCCAAGAAGAGGTTGCTCAGTAACAAGAACTCTTCCAGACTCTGTTGCAAGAGTTGTTACATCTGCTTCACCAAGTCTTGAAATCCACAGGTTATAGGTTGTCATTGAAGACATTACAACCAGGGCATACTCAGCACCAGATCTGAGATATACAGGTGATTCAAATCTAAATGTTGTTGCTGCTGTTCCATCAGCAGATACATTTACATCATCAGGATCCAATGTCACCTCAGAATATCCAAGGATTGTCTTATTAGGAGTACCCAGTGTGGTCTCTCTGATCTGGATGGTTACAGGGTGTGTATCATCCTTTGTTTGGAAGAACAGATCTATCTTAGATGCATAGATACCATTCTTGGCATCAACCTTGAAGGTTTGTGCAAGAGGGTCACCTCTTCTAGGAGGTGCTGGTGGTGGAGGAGGGGGAGGTGTAGGTCTTAATGTTCTGCTATTAATAATGTCAAAGTTGACATCAGATTCAACAGTTTGAGTCTCTGCCTCTACCTCTACTGTGGTAACTCTTGCATTTCTGAGTGAGAGTGTTACTTCCTCAGTTGTATCAATGTCACCTTGTGAATAGAAGACTTCTTCTGCTTCTGTGGTAGTGGTTCCAGAAATGAGACTATTGTCAGAACTGCTAGACAACTTGAATACATTTCTTCCAGTATTGAATGAAGCAAAGGTGTCATCATTACTTGGAACATTGAAGCAACCCTGTACTGTACCAACTCTATCTGTAAGAAGATTGAGGTTAGAAACTGTTGCTTCTGCACCAGAGGTCTGACCTCTAAGAATCATACCAATCTCAGCATTTCCTCTGAAATCAGGATTTTCCTCAGAAGCAAGACTTGTTAAATCAATATTAAGAATAGTGCTTTCAGCAGAATATGTTGTTGGAATTGCAGAAGTTCTTAAATAAGGATTGTTCTCATAGAAATCATTAGGATTGTTGTAAGGACCATACTTGTGATTAGCAGATGCAACCCTGAATGAGAATTCAGACAAATCACCACCAGATGGGAATCCAAGGACAGTCTCACCAACCTCAAAAGTGCCACTTGTCATTGAGATTTGTAGCAGTTTAGGTGTGCACCTTGTTGTGACTGAAACATTATCAAAGAAGGCAAATACCTGAGTTGCTGGTTTCATTCTTGTACCAGTAAATTCAATATTCCTTGTTCTCATGAAGTTGGAAATTGATCTACTTACAATTCTACTACCAAGTGATGCAGCCTCAGTTAGAACTTCATTAACAGTCTGTTGTACACCAGTTCTATTCTGTTCAATATTGATTGAACCATCAATAGTTGTTGTATTGATAGATGACAGGTTTTGGTTAAATCCACCAAGACCTAAATCAGCAGTGGATTGTCCTGTTCTAGCAGCAGCTGCTGCAAATGTTTCAGTTTGATTTGTTCCAGTTAAATCAAGATTGATTCCTGTGGTTTCCCATGAGTTCCATAATGTTGGTGCTACACCAGTTCTAAGACCATCATCACCATCAGTAACTTCTGCTTGCAATGCCTGTGCAACAGATTCAAAGTTACCTTCAATAATTACATCATTAGTCTCTGGTGGAAGAGCGCTTACCCAAACATCAGTTGTGGGGTTAAGAGCAACAGAACCTTGATAAAAATCAATCAAGAAAGGTGTGACATTCTCAACTCTTGTGGCATATGGTTGAGTAATTTCAGCTGTCTCAGAGTATGAGAGACTGATTACATTTCCTGTTCTTGTTACATTCTGACCAGCAAGTGATGCAAATCTTGAGTCTTCATTGGCAGCAGTCACACTGCCAATTCCAGGAATTGTGCTGTTTCCAGCAATGAGATTTACAGCAGTTGAATAGTGAGCAGGTCTGAGAACCTTGTTAACAGGGTCAATTGAATTTCTAACACCAATAGTAACATCTTGTGGAACATATGATGAGAAGTTGTCAATGAAAATACCAGACTTGAATCTATTCAAACCATTTGTGTCAGCAACAAATGTATTCAGTGTATTCTGCTCAAGGAGATTAAGTGATGTGTAATATTCAAGATTTTTGATTCTTTTTTCAAGTTTTGCGATATCAGTCATTTGATATCTCTTATGCTCAACAAAATTAATCCTAGAATCTTTTACATTGTAAAGGTATGGAGGGTTGAATACGTTAGCAATGTTAAGAGCACCAGGCAGAACATCAGGAAGTTCTGGTCTAGAAGATGGAGCACCTAATGTTACTTGAATATCACCATCTCTTGTTAGATAAACTCTATCTGCTCTTCCAAGATAATAGTTATAACCAATAATTGTAGACTCATTTCTAGCAAAAATATATCTTGAACTATTGTTTGTGCTAAGAACTCTACCTTCAAAATTGAATGGTGATACAGAACCTTCTGTTACTGCATACTCTGCAACTCTTGGTCTCAAATCAATCATATCAGTATTTCTAAATCCATTTGCACTTTGGATTTCTCTAGTGTAATCAAAGTTAGTGTAAGAATTAACTGTTGTAATGTCTCCTAAATCAGAAGCATCATAATCAGCATGACCAAAGAAGATTTTGAGTTTTTTGTTTGGAACAGCAGCAGTTCCTTTTCTCACAATTCTTGAATAATCATAAATGTCACGTCTTTGACCATTATCAAATTCAAATGAACTTGTGACATTAGGTGAACCAGCAAAAATAGCACTTACATTTGCTTGTACACCTGATTGTTGGAAAACAAGAATCTCATTATCTGCAAATTTCTTGTTATTTAAATATGCAAATCCAATTGAAGTTGATGATCTCTTTTCAAGATAAATTGCTTTTGCATTACTGATATTTCCAATAAAGACATCACCAATTGCCAAATCATTTGTATTAGCACTGGGACCAGTCATATTACTGAGAGTCAGTGATGGTGATTGTGGGTCATTTACATCAACTGACTCATACACACCATGAACAACAAAACCATCAGGAACATTGAGTGAGATGATATCATCTTGAACTCTTGTTCCATAAGGATAGTTGCCATATACTAGACCATCATTCAATGTTGTTCCAGCAAAACCAACTGCATCAGTTCCAGATGCTGGATCAACTGATTTATCAACAATAACTTTTGATACTATATTTCTTCTCTTTATTTTAGATGTAAGAGATGTCTGGAAGATTGTGCCAATCAGTACAGCAACACCAGAACCACTCAAACCTTTAAGTGTGAGAGAAGTTCTATCAGAACTGAAAGTAAATTTGTCTGCTGTCAGGACTTGGGTTGTGCCATCATTGCTTTGAACAGCATATCTTTCCTCATCAAAGGTTGCCCAAGTTTGAGTGAGAAGATTATCGACTGCAATAGCACCTGATTCGCCATTAGAATCAATTGTAATGTTTTTAGTGACCCTAATAGCAGTAGAAGAGTTAATGGTATTAACTAATGAAATACCTTGATTAGGAAGAACACTATACAGAGAACTCTTGCCTGAAATATTACCACTGTTTGAAGACTCAACCAGTTTAGTTCCTACAATTTCAAAATTTTCAACATCTAAATTAGCAGTAGGAAGTGATCCATCTTCTACACCATTTACATCTTCAACTGCCTGAACTGTGAAGTTGGTTGCAGCAACAGATACAACTCTATGAATTGTTGGAACAATTAAATCAGACCTTCTATATCTAATAAGATTGTTAGTTGTTACAATACCAACAAATGAATTTCCTTCAAGAGATGGAGTGGTAACAGTTGAAAAACCACCTGAATTGATACTTACTCTTGCTGTATCAAAAATGGTTAGAGAGGATTGTTTGATATTAGCAGTAAATGTGTTGCCAACACCTGAGATAGCTTGAACTGATTTAACATCTGCTAATGAGAATGCTCTTTGAGAGACAACAAATCTAGCAGTGCTCTCATCAGCATCAAATACTACTTTTTCACCTTTAAGAAATGTTCCCCTTACATCTACAAGGGCAAAAGTTGTTCCAGTGGTATTAGCAGAGATGAATCCAGTAGAACCACTTGATTTGCCTTCTACGTGTGTCCCTTTTGTAAGAGTTGCTTGGATGTTAAGTGTAAGATTTGTTTCAAGATTTAAATCAAATAATGATAAGTCCCAATCATTTGCTCTATCATTGACTGCATCATATGAACCAGATTGTAGAAAGAAGTCATAAATTCTTGCTTGACCAATCTCAGTGCCTGGTGCAGCATATCTGTCAGAACCAACTCTCTGGTCTCTTAATGAAATTGTATGGAACCCAATAGGGGCAGCACCAATAACATTATTAACAGAGATTGTTGGTGCAAAATCAAAACTTAAACCAGACTTTTGAACTGTTCTTGAAGTTCTTGGTTTAGGAATATCAATAAATTGAGGTGATTTGATTTCAGTCTCATAACCTCTGACATATGCTTTACCAGGTGAGATCTGATAAATCATCAAATCATCATTAGGGATACTACCACTTTGAGTGGTCTGTCCAGCAAGGTAAATACCCTTATTTCCTTCAAGATTATTCAGACTCTCTTTAATTTTTGTCTGTAATTCTTTGATGTAGTAATGACCAGATTGGTCAAAAGTTCTTTTTGCTAACTCATTACCAAGTTCATTATATCTTGTGCTATTATTAATTGCATTTTTTAATTGACCATTATTAATCTCTGCAACCTGTACAAAACCTTGGGTGTCATAATCACCTAATGGTTTCTTTGCTAATGTTGCAGTAATTTGAAGTCTATCAGCACCAGGTGCTGTATAATTATTAAAACCACTAGCATTGTCATACAGTGATTCATCATCATCTGATGTGACAATCTTTTCTTCTACTTGGAAACCAATTCTATAACTTGAACCTTGTGTATATTGATCAAGAATCAGAATTTGATTATCAACAGTTACAAAATTCCCTCTGAGATAGAAAATACCTGCACTTTGAGTGAAAGCAGTGCCAGTGGCAGCAGCATCTGATGCAATAGTATTGGCAAATCCTTCACCAGCAGCAATGAATGAACTTCCAAATGCTAATGGTGCTTCTGTGGTTAAAATTTCATCATCAAAGAATTGTTCTGATGAATTTCCATCATCACTAGAATCCTCATAGTTTAAGTAAAGTGTATAGTTATTATTATCAGACTGTTGATTTGTAATATATGTAACTACTCTTGCTGTGACACCAGAAGTTCTGCCAATAATCTTTTTGCCAACCAGGTCAGCAATATAAAGATTTACTGGTACTCCCAAAAATTCAGATTGAATTTGAATGCAAGGAAATGTTGGTTTATATGATTGAGCACCAGGAATAACAACAGTACCCTCTTTGAAGAGGTTATCACCCATTGCTTCAATCTGTCCTTGGAGAACAGATTGGATGTTGTTTAGTTCTCTTGCCTGTATGGGATAGGCAGGTTTAAAAAGAACCTTGTTATAGTTTTTAGTTGCGTCAAAATCGTCAAAATAAGGAGCAACATTGAGATTAGTTTCCTGTGGCATAATTCTTTAGAATTGCAAAATAATTTTGACGTCTTCTTTCTGGGAGGCAGACCTTGTGACAGGGGGTCTGTTATCAACATAGACAATTCTTCCTGAATACTTTTTAGATTCAGGATTCGCAACTCCCATTGTAAATTCCTGTCCAAGATTATATGTCTTACTATTTATTACAGTACTTATACCCGAAAATGAAGTGGTAATCTGCAATGTGGCAGTTCCACCCAAAATATCAAGAGACCCACCAATATTATCTAATGCATTTGGTTCAAATGGAATAGTGACAAAACCATACTTGGGTGTTGCATTCAAAGAACCATCAGAATTAAATCCAACATTTGATCTATCTTGCCAATATTTCAACACCCCTGTTGTTTGATCATATGAAACAACTCTTCCAACTGCTGTTGAACCAAGACCAACAGTCTGTGTGATTTCACTATCAGCAGTAAAAACAACTGAACTATAACCAGTTCCTGTAAGTCTCAAAGCATATGTTGCTGCTGCTTTATCAGATGTAAGATGACTTGTTGAACCAAACTGTTGAGGATTTTCTACAAGTCCTACTCTTGCAAATTGGTTTCCTGTGATAAAATCAGGGTTGTCAGTATCATTCTCATATCTTGAATAGGTAAGTACATTGTAAGCACCTAACTCAGAGTAGATATCAAAACCGTGACCACCAGGAGGGGGAATGATTACATTAAAGATGGGTTCTGTTGTTCCAGTAACACCCTTTTCAGAAAGATCAATAGTGCCATAGGTATAACCTGAACCACCATTTGTGATAGTGACTGATTGTACTTTACTATCAGCATTCACAACAACAGTTGCCTTTCCTCCTGTCCCATCACCCTTGATTGAAATATTTGTATAGGTATTGGCATTACCTAAACCAGCACCTCTATTAACAATAGTAGCAATTTTTAAAAGACCACTACTTGAAGCATTTGCTTTTACAGTTGCTGTGTCAATTGTGTTGCCCCAATCATTAGGAACAGGAATATAATTTGTTGAGTCAAATTTGATGGCATCACTTGGTTTAATAGTGTAAAGATATTTCCAAATATATCCATCACCACTTGAACCTGCTGCTCTTGGTTCTAAATCAGTGAAAGTGGGTTCATCCAGAGAAGGACTTCCCTTGAAATTATTTTCAGGAAGAGCATTATTGTGGAGACAAATATAGACTCTATAATCACTATTCATTACATAGTAATTTGCTGAATAGATATTGAAGGAACCAGATGGTTGTGAAGGATTTGATCTGGTAATATCATTTCTCCACATATCATAGATATTACCAGATGACCAGGTGTTCTTTTTAACAACCTGAGTAATATCACCAGCATTTACCTTTTTCAAGGCAATCATTGTGTCCCAATAATCATTAGACTGATCTAAACTATCCTTTGGTGAGGGAGGTGAAGCATCCCAAGTTGAGGAGTAGTCACTTGCATTAGGCAGACCAATGAACGTATAATAAGAATTTGTGCTGGATTGAACTCCAGACACAAAGTTTTTAGCATTCAATATACGAAGTTGATCAGTTATAATCGCAGCCATTTTTATTGAGACTTTTGTTTATTTATTATAGATTCCACGAGGGAATTGTTGTCCCTGAGAAGGTCTTCTTCCAGTCAAGTATCCAGGTCTTGTTTCAGTAGCATTAAAAATATAATTTTCTAATGTACTGTAAAGTCTGTTATAAGTAAGTGAAGAAACTGATGAGGCAACTGGTTTAGATGATGAATATCCATCAACTGCTGTTGTGTTTGTTCCAGAGTAATTAGCCATCAGACTTTCCTCGCACAGAAGAAGAGTCCAGAAGTTTGACTATATTTGTTATATGATGCAGTAATGACTGTATAAACCTCAGAACCACTAATTGTAATAGTGTCTCCTTGTCTGACATTTTGTTCTGATGCATCAAGTGTCATTTCAATAATAACAAAATCATCTGGCATAAAATATGGACAAGGAACCAAAGCTGGGTTAATGGGAATTCCTTTTATAACACTTTTTGTTTGAGTAATGGGATCATAATTTGAATAACGATTAGGATCACTACTATCGTCATTGGAGTATCCTTTATCTTTTCTTCCACCTCTCCTTGTAAAGATTCTAGAATCTGAATAACCATCATAAGCAGCAGTGGCATCAACTCGTGCTTGTGATGAGTTTATATAATCTGAACCTGTTGGAACAAATCTAGTTGTCACAAATCTATTTCCATAATGATTTTCATAATAAAATTGCCCATAACCACACTCAGCAGCTCTGGTAGCAGAAAAATTTTCGCCATAACTACTTGCATTTCCAGCAATACACATGTTTAAATTCAATCCACCAGCATAAGTTGCATTATTTGTATTTTGTATATCACTAACAGATACAAAAGTAATACCTGCTGTCCATACTTCATCATAATCCCACAATGAGCTATCAAAATTATGTACTATAAAAGTAGAAAATGTTGAATCTGTCATTGATCCATCAATGCCTGGTTGTTCAAAAGAAAATACACTAAATGTGGGATCAATTGCTGATCTATACACATTTAATTTTAAATCATGTGATGTGGGATTTGAATCTGATGCATAATTGAAGTTACTACTACTAGTAATTTGTCCATAAGCGGAAAAATCATAATTCATCCTGTCGCCATAAATTCCAGTTACATCAAAATATGGCATTCCTCTCAGTGAATCACCATAAATTCCAGTTACATCAAAATATGGCATTCCTCTCAGTGAATCACCATACATTCCAAGACCAGTCTGATCATCTTGATTTACAGCATATGATGGACCAACTGATACAATTAATTGATTATCAGTTCTGACTTTAAATCCTCTGTAAGTTGTTCCGTATTTTTTACTTTGGTTTCTAACCTGTCTCAACATACCATAAGGTCTGTTTGTATCGTAACTACTATTAGTTTCTTTTCTGAAGAAAGTAGTGGTTGAACCATAACTTGTTGGACTGCCACCTCCCATCACATTGAGAGTGCATCCAATGGCAACTGCACCATTTGATGTACCACCAATATGAGCTGCATCAATTGTAAGAACTTCATTGTCAGCATAATTATATCCAACCTTATTGAGTTTTACATCAACAACTGGTCCATTGCTTCTTCTTACATTAACTGTTGCATTTACTCCACTACCAGATGAAGTTGTAGGCACATCATAATAATAAGTGTAAGCTGCACCTACTGATCCACCACCACTAAAAGCTTTGAGAGCAGTGCCAATTCCCGATAATGGAGCACCATGAAGTTCAGCGAATGCAAATCCACTTTCAAGGAGATTGACTACATCTCCTCTGCTCCATCCTGAACTTGCTGTGTATGTGTTAGTTGTTACTGCCATTTTTCCTTATGCCTCCAGTTGAAGAAGTGTTAGATTGATTGAAATTTCTGTGGTTACACCAGAAAGATTTTGTACTGATGCATACATTGTTGTGGTTGCAGGTTCATCCATATTGCCACCTGTCACGAAAGGAGTGATAATATGAGATGTTGAAACACCAGTGGTTACAACTTCTGCAATAACTCCACTTCCAGGTGATGGGTCAATTCCAACACTTCTTGAAAGGTCATTTGTTCTAGATGTACTATCTGTATATAGTCTGAACCACCCTGCTGTGGACAGACCAACTTTCATCAGAGCATATGATTTAAATCCAGTGATATCAGTGTGTCCAATACCAAGTTGAGCAATAGCAGTGGTAACACCAGAGACTGTTGTTCTTTCTGCCATCAAACCACCACCACTAAACTGGGTGGCAAACATTGTACCTGTTACTGTGGCACCAGTGCTAACAGTTTCAAGTTTCTTTGAGGTGCCATGATAAAGTTCAGGAGTTCCATTATATCCAATTCTTAAAGCACCTGTTCCTACATCACCAATATAACTGTTAGAACCATCGTGATAAATTTCTAAATCAAATCCAGTGCCAAACTGTGCTTTTACATTATCAGCAATTCTTAAATTATCATTAAAAATCGCTACATTATTAAAGGTTGCTGCTGTTCCAGTAACAATATAATCAGTGGAGGCAACACCAGTCAGATTTGTGCCATCACCTGCAAATGAAGCAGCAGTGATAATACCACTTGTAATGACACTTGATGTAGATTTCAGTGTATCAGCAAAATCAGCATTAGTTGCTCTTGGTGCTACAACAGCAGAGGAGTAAGATAATACTTCCCATTCTGTTCCACTTGCACCAACAATCCAGTCACCAGAATATGCTGTACTAACACCAATTGATAGGTATGATGCTACTCCAACATTACTACCATTTGTTGAAACAATCAGATAATCACCAGTGTGAATACCAGAACTTGGTAGTGTTGCACCAAGACTAATATAACTCCTTGACTCACCTACCACTGTAAGTGCAGTAACTACACCTGCTGTGGCATTGTAGAAACCAATAATATTAAGATTATTAGCAAGGGTATTGACTTGTGCTTGAAGACTAGCAAACTCAACATCTGTGGTTACACCAGTCAAACTCTGACCACCAATGGCAGGAAGCACAGATGGGAATCTAGCATCAGGCATTGTGCCAGATGCCAAATTGCCAGCATTGAGATTGGTCAGATTTGTACCAGAAATTGCTGGTAATGTAGCAGGGAACCTAGCATCAGCAATTGTACCAGTTGTAATATTTGCAGCATCAGCAAGATTAGTTGCTGTTGTTGCAATTCCAACTAAATTTCCTACAAATGAAGTTGCTGTGACTACACCACTGACATTGATACCAGTTGTGTTGATGACCTGACCACCAATAGTAGATGTATCACCACTATTGCCAATATAAATCTTACCACCCATATTATTATGAGCAGTACATTGATAATACAAGATATCAGGTGCATCAAATTGAACATTCCAAGACAAAGTGCCATTAGACACATTGTTATTGGTTACGCCATCATTATATGTTGTTCCTGCTGAACCATTAACAGTGCTCTGAATCCTAAATGGGTGAGCACCCATTGCATTCTTAAACTTATACTTCTGTCCTCTTACCAAATACAGTGTTGGGTCATTTTCAGCACCAGTGAATCCAGGTCCAGTGAAGGTATAATTATTAGTACCATCAGCGCCTAGATCCCATTGTGAAATAGAGGCATCTAGTGAAGATGCTGTCAGAATACCAGTAACTTCAAGGTCATTCTGAATTTTAACTTTCTTAGTTGTTGTAACACCAGTTACACCATCATAGTTTGCCCAAGTTCCACTTGTGCCTACTGTGCTACTTCCACCAGATGCTGTGACTGTAACAACACCAGCAGAAATGGCAGATACATCCAGATTTGTGGAGAAGTTGATAGTTCCTGCTGTACCAATAGTAGAACCATCGTGCTTGACAACAACACCAGAACCTGAACCTGTAATTCCAGTTAATGCTGAACCATCAAGAGCTGGTAAAGCACCAGTTAGATTGGAAGCAGGAACATTACCACTAAACTGGGTGGCAGTTAAAACTCCTGTAACTCTGGTATTAGCAGCAATATCAAATTGTGCTGCTGGGTCTACTGTATTGATACCAATATTGCCAGTAGACATTATCTTAAAGGCTCTGGCATTTGTGCCAGAATGCCTCAATGTAATATCATCAGTTACTGAGGGGTCAATCTCAAAGTAATCATTTACTTGACCATTTCCAGTGTATATTTGAACCTTTCCAGCATTATAACCTGGTTCACCCATTACAATTTTCTTACCATAATAAACATTCACCTGGTCATTGAATGTTGAAACACCAGTTACATTTAAAGTACCAGTGTCAAATCTTTCAGAATTAACACCTGCCAGAGAGGAACCATCACCATAATACTTGGTTGCTAAAATTGACGTAACTGATGTTACTACACCAAGTGTGCTTACCCCTGTGACAGTAAGGTCTGAAAGTGTAGATACACCAGTGACAACAAGAGAATCTGACCTGAGATTTGCTGTTGAACCAGTACCACTTGCTGTGGATGTAATTGTGGTGATTCCACCACTGGTTACTACTGAAATATCTGTGCCAGCTTTGATGAGGGTTGTAATGCCAGTTAAATTAACACCAGAAACAGCAGGTAATGTGCTAGGAAATCTAGCATCAGCAATTGTGCCTGTTAATTGTCCTGCTGGCAGATTTGTTAAACCTGACCCATTACCATTAATTGTTCCCAGTGTGCTGACACCAGTGACCACTAATGTATTTGCTCTTACATCTGCTGTTGATCCAGCTGAGGAAGAGACTTGAACAGAACCTGATGATGCACTTAGGGAGATACCATTGCCAGCAGTCAATGATGTAACAACACCAGATAATGCTGTACCATTACCAAGTAATGCATATAATTCATTAAAATTACTGTTAATCTTAACAGCACCACTTAATAAAGTATCTCCATTGCCATCATTTGGCGCTGATCCAGTATTAATTCCTAGTTTCGCCATTTGTTTTGTTTACCGTTTAAATATTTAGATATAATTCTTGTACTTCAAGGGATTATATCTTTGGACTAAACCTGATGACGAAATTCCAGAATGACCATTCAATCCATAGAAATTGAATGACTGAGCACTAACTCTTTCACCAAGGGCAATCTTGCCCCAACTGAATTTGCCCATATTGTGAGAACTAGCAATACCACCACTATAAACTTCAACTGTTTGGCTATCAAATGTGAATAATGTTGAATCAAAGTTCAGCAAGGAACTTGAGAATGAAATTGAACTTATTCCAGAAATGTTAGCAAATACTCTTGCTACCACTGTTGTTCCAATGCCAATCACTTCACTTGATATTACCTCAACTCTTTCTGCTTGATATACAGAATCAGCAAAAGTTGTTGTAACACCAATGGTAGTTACATTATCAGTCTTAACTGATATAATCTCACTCAAATCAGTTACCATATTTGTACCAAAACAAGTGAAGAAATCACCTGTTGAGATTCCACTTACAGTGATAGCACTGCCTACAAGTGATGCATCTCTAAGGAAGGAATCTGTTGGGATAAAGAAGTCAAAAACTACTTGTGTCTTACCTGTGTAAGATGTAGTTCCAAATCCAACAATAATACCATCATCACCAGAATAAGAAGTTACATTAATATTCTCTTTAATCAGTTTTGGTTCCTCAATAAGAACCAAAGGTGCCTCAGTATAACCTCCACCACTATCAGTGGTGGTTAAAGCAGTAACAGAACCACCAGATATGGTAGCAGTGGCAGTAGCAGTTCCAGCAATAGAAACTGTTGGTGTGGAAGTGTATTGACTTCCAGCATTAGTGATTGTATAACCAGTAACTGTTCCAGCAACTGAAACAGTGGCAGAAGCAGTTGCTCCAACAATCACATCTTGTGAAATCACACAAATCTTATTCTGGAAAGTTCTAACTGTGCCTTCATTTCTACCATCAAACAATGGTCTTACATTGTCAACATAGATTTGAGTTGAACCAGTAGAAACAGGTTGCAGTAAATATGATGTTGGAGTAATAATTGGTTCATACTTTGGTCTGTCCTTTCCAATAAACTGACCATCAATTCTTCTATCAACTGTTTGCTTACACCAAGTCAGTGGTCTAGTAAGAGTTTTATCATTAGAAAGACCTGGACCAGGATAAGCATTTGTTTGAACTGAATCAACAGTTGTAATACCAGTTACAACTCTCTTATCTTCATTCAGCACAATACTTTGACCTGATTCAATATCAGCATTCAATTGAAGAGTGTCACCAATCTTAACTGTTTCCAGAACATCAACAAAAACAACATCACTGGCACCTGCTCCTCTATAAAATAGGATTCTTGATGTATCACCCTCTGGAATACCTGAACCAGGTCCCTTAGGTGCTTCATTAAAGACAATTTGACTACCACCCTCAAACACATAAGACTTTCCAGGAACCTGTAAGATGTCATTAATGAAAATCAGCAAGGTTTGGTCAACTTCAATGTTTGAATCTCTTGCTGCCTTAATTGAAACAGGATTACCCTCTAATGTGAGTGGGAATACTCTATCAATACCATTAAACTTACTATCAATTCTATCCAATACTTGGAATTCACCAGGTGAGTATCCCAGGAAGTTATCACTGTAAATTTCTTGAATTGAAATTTGGAATTCACTAAATGAGTATGATGTATCTGTTGGTATTCCAGTGGTTCCACCAGTTGGAATTGTCAATACCTCACCTTTCTTAAATCCATAACCAAAATCATTAATTTCAAACTCAATTACACTTGAACCTTGTCCAACCTTGATATCAATAGTTGCTTGTGAACCACTTCCTGATGATGTAGAGGAATATTCAAGAGGAATGCCTGTATAGTTTAATGGTTGGTCAATTACCACAACAGGAGCATTGGTATTTGTATAACCTGAACCTGGATTTGTAATATTAATGCTTGTAATGTGACCACCAGTGACAATTGCTGTTCCAATATGTTCAAGAACAGGAACAACACCCACATAGGTTTGTACGCCAACATTATATGCTGTTGCAACACCTGTTCTGTAACCAGAACCACTATTTCCAATGCTTACTGACTGAATAGTTCCAGCAGTAGATACAACAGCAGTACCACCAGCACTCACAAGTGGTTGATAACCTAATCCTTCAATAGAACCAACAGAAACGATCATTCCACCAATAGGAAGACCACCTCTATTCACATCATATCCAAGAGGTGTTCCAACACCACTAAATTGAGCTGTTGATACACCAGCAGATTCAAAAATCTGATATTCACCAACTTCAAGTGACTGAACTCCTTGTGTTGACTGGAAAATATTGTTAACACTGATAATGCTATTTGTAGCAATACCACTTACATCAACACCATCTGATTTAAGTGTAAATTCACTTGTCAAACCAGTGAATTGGTCTGAAACATCATCAAATACAAAGTTATTGTTATAAGTTTCAGTTGTAGAACCTTCAACACCTCTCTTCAAGAATACTCTTCCACTGAAAGAAGAACTTGTAGTAATTCCAGTCCAATCTCTTGAATCTGGTGGATTTGTTGTTGTGCTTAATGGATTTTTTCCATAAGGAGCACTTACAAAGTTGATTTTATTATCAGAAACAGTGTAGTTGCCAACAAATTTTTCAATTGTTGCACCAACAGTATGAGCTTCAATTTCAGTACCAAGAATTGGTCTCTCAACAAAGATTGTTGTTCCAGTTCCTGTGACTGATGTCACTCTCATAAACTCATTATCAATCTTGACAATATCATTTGATGATATGGATGTAATGCCACTTGTTTTGAAGAATGTATCAAAGATAATGTCTGATTGAAGAGTTGCTGTAATGTCAGTTTTAGCAACTGGTGATTGAAGCATATTATCAATAGTGACCAACATCTTTGTATTCTGCTTTGTGGCAGTTACAAAGTGTGAATTGCCAGTACCAACATTTGTTAAGTCAATTGTTGTTGGATTGATTGCCTGGGCATCAACAGCAGTTGTTGAGAAACCAATATGTGCATCATCAAACTTAACAACAAAAAGGTCAGTTGGAAGAAGGGTTGTTGAACCAACACTACCACCAAAATCAGTATTTACAATTTGGATTCTTGTATCAGTGCCAGTTACTTCATACTTAACTGCTTCACCACTTTGGAAGAAGTGATTAGGAAGTGCAATCTGATTTGTTATTGTATTGACACCAGATGTTGAACTTCCATCAAACTGTCTTTGGAAAATTGGGTCACCATTGTGGAAGAGATTGAAATCTTTTGTAACTGCACTCTTTGTTCCAAAATAGTTACCTTGAACTGTTCTCAAATCTCCATCATTCATTTCAATTTTATTGACCTTTGTATTAGGTTCAATTTCTCTTAAATCACTGAAGAATGATTTGACTTCAACAGCAATACCTGCATTAGGAGTAAATGTTACCTGAACATTATCACCAGTGGTATTAACACCAATTGTACCAAGACTTGAATTGGTTGTTACATTGCCAAATTCAACATAATTTTGAGTTGTGATGGTTTTTGAATTAATTAAACCAAATTCAAATGTTTCATAGTCACCATTTCCAGTATCTTCAACTGTAATGATTTGATATGAAGCACTGTATTTTTCACCAGGGTCAACAGTGTCATAACTGCTCAAAACGTGAGCAGAAGGTGAACCAGATGAGGAAATTGATGTATATGCACTACCAATCTTGGCAGTGGTCATTGTAACAAATCCAGTTGTTGAATTACCTCTGGCAGTGCTTACAACTTGACTGTATGATGTTGCTGCTATGCCAGCATTTGGATGGAATTTAAGGAGAAGATTAGAACCACTTATGGCAGCACTATATGTTCCAATACCACCAGCATATGGATTTGGACCTTCATCTAAATTATTATATTCAACAAATGAAACTGTTGAATTGTCGTGAATAATATTGATTTCTGCAAAATGATGATGGTCATCACTTACAATCATATTCAATACCTTTGCTGACCTGTAAGAAGTGCCAACAGAGACAATATTAGTTGTTGCACCTGTTGGAATGTTGACTTCCTGGTTATCAAAGAAGATTACATCACCAAATGATGTATTAGCAACACCAGTTGCTGCTGGTTCAAAGGCAAATGTGAATGATGAAACTTCATAGTTGTTATATTCAAATTTGATGGGATGGAACTCAAATTCCCAGTTATCTTCTGTTACCTGAATATCAATATCACCCAATCTTGGGAATGTAGTCAGTTCAGCATATGTTGTAATGTAGTAAAGGTCATCATCAACAATTGCTGTTGTGACCTGGAACTGCCTTTCATCAGTAAATGTAGTATCTTGAATGTAGAATAGTGATTTAGCAAATTTAACAGAAGTATCAAAGTTGGCAACAGCAGAAAATGCCTCTGCTCTTTCATTGCTATTGAAGAATTCACTTACATCATCAACTCTTAATACTCTATTGCCCTTTGATTCAAAATAATCAGTGAGAATAGCATTCTCAAACAGAATAGTGTCTGAATAATCCTTGCCATTTACAGAATAGATATTTTCCTTGGCATTGTCATAATCATGCCAGCAGTTCAAATCTCCTTCACCAATACAATCAACAATAAATGACAATTCTGTGTCATTAGTGTTAACTTCAAGAGTTTCCTCTGGTGTGCTTATTACTTGAAGGTCAGAGAACTTCTTAAATCCTGCTGTGTGGTTAAGTGCCCCAACTGTATTGTCCCAAACATCAAGTGGGATGGTTGATTTCAGAGAATATGAGAATCTTTGATAATACTCATTATTTGGCATTCTCTGTAATGGGTCATTTAAGAAACCAGTGTTCTTTGTCCAACCATAGTTAATGGTTGTTCCAGCACCAACATTGATATCTGCTTTGAAATCCCATTTCTTAACTACAATACCTCTTGTTTTTGAAGATTCACCAATTAAGGTGTCACCAACAGGGATGTCAAATTGTGTTTTTACCTTTAAAATGTCAGTATCATTATTATATTCATCAATTAAACCTTTTTTGGAATCCCAAGATACTGTTTCATCAGTTAAAAACTTATTCCTACCAAGAGAAACATCAAATGTGGGAAGATGGTTTTCAGCAATCACTCTTGCTGAATTGAATGAAACAACACTACCAGGACTTTCAGTATCAGTAAGGTCATCTTCTAAGGAATATTCAACATAAGCACCAGAACCACCAGCATTGGTTTTTACACCAACAACTGTGAATAGTTTGTGCTTATATTGGTCTGAGTTGTATCCTTTTGCTGTTGCAATAGAACCAACATTAATACCTTCAACATAAATCTTACTTCCAATGCTGAAAGGATACTCACTATCACTATTGAACTGATTAACAATGTCTAACTTAACAAGTTTGTCTGTGAGAGTTACACCACCAATTGAATAACCATTAGAATTGTTTATTGTGATGATTCTGGGTGTTGTTGGGAAGAATCCTCTGGAATTTGCAATGATAGTAACCTCTGGGTCACCTAACTCATATTTTAAATCACAATCAACTAAACTATCTGTTACACCATCTCTTACAACCAAGTCTGGTGCTACCAAATAATCAACACCTGATGATGTGATTCCAATCCTTTCAAAAGAAGCAAGGGGATTTACTTCAACAATTTCAGGAAGATTGGCAGTTGGTTTTAGTGTTCTGTCAGTGGGATAATTCCAACCAATATTATTTGATTGGAATTTTTGATTCCTGATTCTGCCAATGGATCTAGATTCAGCAAAGAGGATAGCACCTGTACCAATACCAGACTTGATTGAGGAAATACCTGGTAATGAAACATATCCATAATTATTATCAACCAAGTTTACTTTATTGATTGCACCATATGCATTTGATGATGTTGTTGAATATTCAGCATCAGCAGTTGTTTCATTGTATGAAATAATTGAAGGAACTGTATCTAATTCATATGTAAAGGTAGTTGTACCAATACTTGTGACAGAGTGATTTCCATCAAGAATAGACAGAGACTTGAATATGGTATTATATGATTTGACATCATCATCAACAACAAGCAACTTTTCTTGTGTTACAAAAGATTGATTGACATTGCTGAACTTATAGTATAAAGAAAATGGAATATCTTTTACATCAATAGTCAGTTCACCATCTGTTCCAACAATGCCTTTCGTTTTGACATTAAAATCAGCATCAACACCAGAGGACAGATATTGATTGATGAGAAGAGCATCATTGAATATCTCCATCTTGAAAGCAGGATACTTAATGGAGTTGGATGTGAATGACAATGAGGGGTCAGAAAGGTCAAATTTGATATTTGAATCAGCAGAGACAACTGGATTAATTTTTGATAATGTTCCCTGACCAGCAGATGTGATGTCAATAAAATTGGGAGAGAGTTCATCCAATTGATACTTCTCTTCAACTAACTTAATTCTATCTGGGGAATGAACTACAACATAGTACATCTTTTCATTCACCAAACCACCAGACACTGAACTGGATGTGTGAATTACTTTATCACCAGTCTTAAAGAATCCAGTGGTAAAACCAATTGTATTATCTTGTACGTCAACATTACCTGCTACAAATGTCTGTGGGTCAAATACAATTCTTCTATTGAAATCATCATATTTTACAGTAATTGTTCTTTGGTTTTTTGGATTAAGACTAAAAACAACATTATCATTGACAAACAAACCATGTGAACTCGCTGTTGAAACAGTTACATTTGTTCTTTCTGCCTTTGCTGTGACTACATTATCAAAGTTGGTTTTAAAACTATGATAAACATTAGTTCCTAGGTTTGTAAAATAGAACAGTCCAACATCTGCTGTTGAACCAAGACCCACATAACCTGTTGTTGTGAGACCAATCTTAACAGATGAGATACCAATAAAGTTTCTATCTATTGGAGCAACATATAATGGAGTATAACTTTCAAGAGTGGTATATGCTACACCAGTCTTTCCATTATACACTTGGATTGAGTTACCACCATTGGTGTGGTAAGTAACATTGTCATTAATTTTAAATGTATGATTGGGTAGATAGATATGTTGGTTCTGTACAAATATGTTTGTAATACCAGCACCAGGATTGGAGAAGTTGATGGTATTGCCAGCACCAATGGTTGTTTCAGTTCCAATACCTAATGATTCACTTGGGTCAAAGTAAAATTCAGTATTTGTCTTTAAAAGTTTTGTAGTCTTTAATGTGCCAACTTCAATGGCAAATGACCTTGGGTCTTGGAATAGACTTACATTGCCTGTATGAGAAGCACCTACTGTGCCCTGCTGTGCTCTTAGTACCCTTACTCTATTATTAAGAGGGTCACTATTGAGAATTTTTACTTTCTCTGACTCAATAGAAACAATATCATTGGGTCTCATGAATGGATACTGGAAAGCACCACCAACACTGAAATAAGTTACAATACCAGTGTTTGCTGATGTATCAACATCATCAAGAAGAACATATGAACCACTGTTGATTCCAATGTTATATGTCTTGTCAAATCCAGCAAAGTAATCAGACAGACCATCAATCTTCAATCTTGTATTATCTACAAGATTATGAGGTGCTGTTAAGAATCCAACAAACTTATTGGCAACACCAACATTAAGAAACTCAATATTGACAAATTGTTGAGTTTGGATATTTACATTCTTTACCTTCTTACCATCAATCTTTTCAATTACACCTCTTGCTGCCTTTCCATTAGTGTCACCTTTGAATACAACTTTTTCATTTACCTTATAGTTTACACCACCAGTAAAGATGCCAACATTATCAACACTTCCCTTGGAAATTCCAGTTACTTCAATAACTTGTTCTTTTACATCATTTGAACTGAAAATATAATCATATCCACCATAGTTTGTGTTAATCTTGTAAGGTGATGTAATTCTTCTCCAATCATTTGATACTAAATCATAATCAACATGATTTGATAATTTTTTAAAGTTAAAATCATTTGGTTTGTGTTGGAATGTATTACCAATCAAGTATGGGAATACAGGTCTCTTCAAGTTATTGAAAGGACCACCACTATCAGTGTTTTTTCTTATAGTTGTGAAGTAACAGAATCTTCCTTTTGGAAATTCAGGTGTGACACAGAATCTACCATTACTTTCATTAAGGTCACCTGTTCCTCTGAAAACATAGTCTTGAACAAAGAAACCCAAGGGGTATAAATTGAGGGGTGGTCTATTTGGACCTGCCTCTAATTCATAACCAGATATCATTCTTTTAACAGCACCACCATCTGGTGTCTCATATCCATAAGGACCATAAATGGGAGAACCACAATAAGACCATCCAATGATAGGAGAGTGATACTTACTATCTACCTCAATCCCCTGTTCTATGTAAAGGTCAGGATATTGGTATTGTGCTTCAAGATTTGACTTATTGCCATATCTAACTGACCTTATGTTCCTAGGAGCATAAAGGTGTGCCAACTGTAATGTGTTGTCAATAGAACCTTCTGTAATGATACAATCATCATCAGTCAGTTTTGCAAACTTCTGTTCAAACTTATTAATTGTCCATTGGTTAATGTTACCAGCAATCGCACCTTCCTGACCAGCAGGAGTTACTATGATAAGTGAATCATTTCTATAATTGATACCACCTGCTGTTACAATAACTGACTTAATAGAACCATTCTCAACAACAGGTGTGAGTTTGCAGTAACTGCCAAGAGTCACAGTCAGGTCAGGAGGACTGTTGTATCCACTTCCACCATTTCTTACAACAACCTCTGTTATAGAACCATTCTCAACAATTGGTTGGAGTTGAGCACCTGTGCCACTATCAAGAGTGACATTTGGTTTTCTGTCAAAGTTAAAGATTTCAGATGAACCATAACCAACACCAGATTCAAGAACATCAGCACCAGTAATGCTTCCTCTAAAAATAGGTTGTACTGTGCAAGTTGTATTATGACCAAAGGAACCAACACCAACTAAACCTTCAATTGTAACAGTGATTGGTATGTAATTAAAGCAGCCACCACCATCTGACTCAATATCAACAGGAATATTTCTTGATAAGTTTGTAAGATCAGAAAATAGTTGAATAGTATTAGTATCAATATTCTTTACAATATAATTTGTGGTAGTGCTCAATCCACCTACAAGATCAGAACCATTATCACAATATCTAACCTTCTCTTCTGTACTGTAACCATGGGAGTTTACAGTAAGTGTATTAAGTGATGTGCTTAAACCAGATATCTTTGTCTCTTGGTTTTTATAACCAGAACCAGGGTCTGAAATAACCAGACTACTTACTACTTGTTTTCTATCAACAGAGGAGAATGATTGCTGTCCATTACCAAATCCATTGATAGAAACAGTATTGATTCCAGCAATACACTCACTGAATGAAGAGTGAAGTTTAATTTGTGTATCACTAATAAGTCTAGCAAAATATGTTTGATTTGTTCCTAATCCAGCAACAGGAGAAGTGTTGGGGTCATATATGATTTGCTCATTTTCTCTTAAATTGTGGAATGTAGAGAAACCAATGATATCATTTACAATACTTACACCACCATCAAGATTATTAAGATTGATACCAGCATTAAAAGGAACCTTATGTTCAACCTTTTTTAAATTGGCACCAACAACTGCTGGTCTAGTTGGACTACCACCCTCAATAGTTACTTTTGGTGTTTCAACAAAATCAAATCCAGGATTTGTGATTCTTAAATCTGTTAACTCACCAGATACTTGTACAATACCGCTAGCACCTGAACCTGAACCATCAGAGATGGTCAGAATTGGTGGATTGATAATATCATATCCTTTACCAGGACTTGTTACTTCAAATGATTCAATGTTACCATAATAGATAACATCATCTGACTTATAATTTTCAATCTCTACACCATTAAGCAAGATACCAGTTTTACCAGGTTTTGTTGGGAAGGTTCCTGCCTCTTGAACAATGTCAGTTACTTCTCTGAATAATTTCTGTCCTGTAAGTGGTTTCTCATAGAAGGGGTAGTAAGTAAACGTGTTATCTGTTACACTACCAGTTGGTGTGATAAATTTGCCTTCATACAATTCTGACTTACTATTTGCAAGTTGAATTGAGAAAGCATCTTTTCTATAAACAAAGTATACACCCTCTTCTACATTTGTAAACTTACTTGTGGTGGTGTCTACAAATGTTCCACCATCAATAGATGTGGTGGTTGTGGTGGTTGAACCCTTATAATAAACAGCATCACCATTAAAGAAACCATGGTCTTGATTGATAGAGAGAGTGATTGTACCATCACCATCTGCTGAACCAGTAAATGATACTACTTTATCATCACTTCTAATTTCATCTTCATAGTTTGGAATACTATTAGACGCAATCAAATACTTATCTTGTTTGATGTAAGTATTCAGAACATTGGCATTGATTGTAGTGATTGAAGGTAGTTCAGATGAATTGCCCTTCAATACTTGATTTTCAAGACTAAATCTTTGTCCTAATGTTGCAACAGGAATTGTCCCTGAAAATCTTACATTCAGGCAGTTAGTCTTCTCAACATTATCAACTACACCAGTTATGGTGGTGTTAAGGTCAAGGTTAGTTAAAACAACACCATAATTGACTACTAAGTCATGATCCTCATAAAATACAATTCTGTAAATGTTGCTAGTGGCATTACTTACTTCAATTGATTTTACATCAAGTTTGGATTTAACATTATAGAACCAATCTGACTTGATTGTATCATCTTCTACACCAATAGTTTTGAGTGTAATTCTATCACCCTTACTGAAACCAAAGTTATCTTCAAGGTATTCAATATTTTTGAGTGTTGAGAGAATTCTAAATCTTACTTGATTATCAGTTCCAACTCCAATATTGGCATATGAATAATCATTCTCTCTAATGTCAGTTTTCTTTGAGATTGTTGTGGTGGTGGTAGTTACACCAATAAACTGTGTGAGATTTTTATCAGTATATGAAAGAAATTGCTCATCACCATTATCATCAATGATTGATAAACTACCAGAAGATGCAAAATCAATTGTTGAGTCTACATCTAAGATAGTAGCACCAACACCTACATTATTCAGAAGTTTTGTCTTTGAATTTGGTTCAAACTTTCCATAGATTGTTCCATCAACATCAATGTCACGTTGATATCCAGTATCAATAGAAATTTGCCAAAAGTCACCATCTACATTTAACTTCTCAACTTTATTCACAGTGCCTCTGGCACCAGTTGCATTTTGGAAGATGGTTCTATTCTTTAATTCTTCAATATCTCCAACATAACCTTCAATTACATAATCTTGACTTACAATGTAAGAAGCATCAGATGGTCTTGTTAAAAAATTATTTGGTTTGAGAATATCAACATCTACACCATAGATTGCCTTGAATAGAATCTTGAATGATTCATCAGTGCCTTTTGCTTTGTAGAAAGTATCTGCTGACTTTATAAAGTTTTTCTGGTTTAATGTATCAGCAAGAGTTCTATTCTCAAATCCTGGTGTGATTTGTGTTTTTAATTTTGTAAAGAATTCTTGTAAGAATAAGATGCTTAAATTCTTTACAGTAGCACCAGTAGTGTGTTCTGCACTATTAGATTGCTTAAATACCTGCTTATCAGGAATTAGTGTGTCTATGTATTGTGTGACACCACTGAACCCTCTTACACAGTCCTCAAAGGTTGTATCAGTTCTAGTCCCATACTTAATAATCTCATCATCAATTAGAATCAATCCATTCTCATCTGGAAATCCATATGTAAAATTAGTTTCAGATGATAGAGTAATTGTAGTATCATCAACATCTAAATCTTCAGCAAGAAGAGTTTCTGTTTTTAAATTAGCAAGTTGATCTACCTTGACATACTTATCAAGATTTTCAATCAAATCAAGAGTAGCACCTTGTGTCTCTTGTGCAATATAATATTCTTCTAAAAAATCAACAAGTAAAGGAAAGTCATCCCTTACATAAGTAGGGATTTGGGATGCAATGACATCCTGAAGTTGTACTCTATCTACCGCCATTTCTTAATAAGAATATGTATTTTGAGTTGATGTAGTTGAACCATTCATTCCAGTGGTTACATTGACTGTCTGAGTTGCTGGAACAACTGGTGTGCTTGTAGTTGATGCTTCCACTGTTGTAGAAGGTTCAAGTGCTAACACTGCTTTACCCCTGATAAGTTTTCCATTTGAATAAGAGGAGGAAACAATGTAGTTACTTCCAGAGATATCATCACCAGATGCAATTTCATCTGTTACAGCATTGATAAACACATTAGAAGTGTCAAGTTGAAGATATAAATCTTGTTTTCCAATTACATCATTTGAATAAGGAGTAGCAGAAATTTCAATGAGTGACTCACCTCTATTTACTATGGTAGAAATAATGTTAATTGGTGACAACATAATTTCACCTTTGACATAATCAATTGTGCCAACATCTTGCTTGACAATAACATATTCTGTTTCAGAATTCAGTTTAAACATAAAGACAGTGCCTGCCTTCAAGTCTTGATTAGGACTATCACCCAAGTAAACTGTATCAGAGATACCAGCAACTTTAAATCCAGATGATTTAATATTAAATCCAATCTCACCACCATGAGTGCCATGACCATGGTTCTTAATATGGAATCTATTACCAAAACAAATCTCATACTCTGCAAATGTATTCAATACCACCTGTAAGTCTCTACGCATATTCACAGTGGTGATATTGGATGTAACAGATGTATGACTGTTATCTAATACATTTTGATATTTACTGTACTTGAATCTAGCACCAAACTTATTCAGTTCTGTTGAGTCTGCATAAGAATTGATATTGTTTCTACACAGACCAATTACAGCAGATGCACTAGGTGCTTGATTTTCATTGTAGTAAACATATGAATTAGTCTCTACATAAAGGTATTTCAGGTCAACAATCTCTGGAATGATACCAGCAACTGCATATTTCTTTAATTGACGCTTAATATCATTCTTTATATTCAATGAAAGATAAACACCATTAATGGGTTTTACACTAACCATTACTTTTCCATATTTGGGAGGTGTTAATTCCTCACCACCAAAGGCAGATACTGATTCTGCTTCTGGATAAATCTTAGGAATCATTGCCTCATAATCTACTGCTGTCACTACTCTGTTTTGTGATGCATAGATTTGTGGTGCAAACTTCTTAATAGAGTCTATACTTTCAATATCAGCACCACCAAAACTTTGTTGGTCTACAAACAAACCAGTAATATTATCAGTAATAGAAGCACCATTATTATTCACTAACTGTCCTGCATATGACAATCGTGAAATACTATTACCTTCTATACCATTTGATACAATATAACCTACTTCAATAACATTTGGTTCTTGTACTGGTAAACCAAAGATACCATCACCAAATAAAATCTCATATCTTTCATTCTCTACTTCTTGTAAGAAATAAATGGGTGATGTACCATCAATTTCAAAAAGACCTTTTGATTCTTTATATTCTCTTACAATAGAAGAGGTGGGTGAATTTTTAACACTCACTCTAATTAAATTAGTATCAATACCATTATTAGTCAGCACATACTTTTGATTAGGAGTACGTGAACTGACATTAAAACTTTGTTGAATATATGTCCCTTCATAAACTTCAATAGAATCAAAGGTTGCTAATCCTTCATCATCAACACCTACTGTAATATCTTCTGGTATTGAGAATGTAAATGATGTAGAACCATATGTTGCACCAGATACAGCAACAATACCTTTCTTTAAGGTAACAGCAACAGTTGTTGTACCAGATACATCCACAGCAAAGGATACAGTTGCTTTTGCTGCCCTTCTTGGTCTTGGTGTATAACCAATGTTCTTTGCTAGTGATACAATGTTCTCTCGTAATGTAGCACTATCAATGAAGACCTCATTGGTCACCATATTAGCATTATAAGAACTGATGTATGTATTATATGCTAACAGGTCAATTATTGTTGATAGGTTAGAACCTTCAAAATCATAATCAGTAAAGTTTGAATTCGCACGAAGGTAATCCTTCAATGATGTTTTGATTTCCTCGAAATCTAAATTGCTAAAATTGACTAAAGGCATCTTACCTAGTGAGCTCTAATGCGAAACTTAATGTTTGTGTTGATGCTTCAATTCCAATGATTTCATAATTTATCAGAACATCAAATGAATTATTATCAGAATTAGCTTTCACACCAACTCTAATTAAATCAACCCTAGGTTCATATTTAATGATAGTATTTTCAATTTGTTGTTGAATACTAGATGCTGTTAAACTATCAATATTCTCAAACAATGAATCATATACTTCTGAACCCAAATCAGGTTGAAATGGTTTCTCACCTGGTACTGTAAGAACTAAATTACGTATTGCACGTGAAATAGCATTCTCATTCTTCAAACCAATCAAATCATTGTTCAAAGGGTTTGTTTGAAACGTCGCACTTATATCTTTAAATGGTTTACTTACCCTTTGAACAGGCATTATCTACACTAGGATGTGTCTTTATTTATAGGGGTTTTTCATATTTTTTAAAGGGGATCTAAAAGATCATCCAATTCACTTTTTCTATCCTTTGTAGTTTTCCAGAAATAAGAATCCTGATCACCTAATCCATCTCTATCATAACCATTCTCAACTTGATAATATTCAGTAGATACCTTGAAGTCAGGTGTTTTGGGTTTTTCTGGTGTCAAACTGTTATCATAGATACGTGTTCTATTGTTAGGATATAAACAATACTGACCATTCTCTAATTCAATTAGATTATGCGACTTATGTTCTGCTGGATTTTCTGAACAACTATAATCTACTGTATCAGGATCTTGATGATAGTTATCTAATGTACAAACATATGTACCTTTCATTGTACCATAATCACGTGTATAAACTTCATAATCCATTGACCCAATAAACTGCTTCTGAACAGCAACTACCCCATAATCCATACAATTCCAAAATTGTAAATTACGTAGGTTCATATCAGGATCAGGTGTTTTGGGCTCTGCTAAGAATGCACTGATAGGTAATTTATCATACATTGCACCATATTCTGGTAGATAAGTTTCAAAATAAAATGCACGACCAGGAATAGATTTAGCAGATACCCATACACCTTTTTCAAATTCACCCCAACCAGATGTGTGATCTGTTAGGTATTCTTTTCGCACCCATACCTCAGTAGAAGGTAAGTTAGTAATCAAACAAGACATAGAGAAAGAGATTTTCCGCGCTGATTCTAATTATAACACAAAAAAAGGGCACCTGTTAGGCACCCCCTCTCTGAATATTAGCGTCCTTGTCCTCTATAACGCTTCTTTGCTTTGTTACTGCTAGTTGCAGCATACTTTGTGTGCTGCCCTGAACCTTGTCGTGTTTTCTTGGGAATAGATTCAATGAATGCTGTACCCATCAGTGACCTTTTTACTTTTGCCATAATAACCTCCTAATCAAATAACTCGTGTCTTCTCATGACCCACTCTAATACGTGGATCACACCAAATATCAAATCCAGCTTCAATAGCATCTAAACAGAATGAGACATCCTCACCACACATATCTTGTACTGCACCAGATTCAAAGACTTGCATCTTAGGTGCAAACCAAGGATACTTCATCTTCTCATCCTCAAATACAC